GTGCTCCAGCTCCACCGCTCGTCTGACCCGTCATCTCCATCGTTGTCGTACCCATATCGAAGCCAGGAGGCGACAAGATCGGAGCACTCGGCGTGATCGCTGAGTGAGACGGTTTCTGCGGCCACGGCCGAGCGCTCGAAAAATAATCGTGACGACGCCGCCGGAACTGCAGAGCGTAGTCACCTACTAAATCCGGCCCGTCATCCGTATCAGCTGAGATCAAGTTGTCGATATCTTGATCTCGAAACCAATCATTAAACACCTGCGCGTATCCACGCAGCGGCATCGCCGACACAGAATAAGTCTGACCCACAGCAGGGTCAATCAAACCCATACTATTGTAAATCGTACCCGGAATCGCTGTCCCGTTCGCAATCACCACCTGCGGCACCAAAAACGCCGTTGTATCTCCGGGCGACACCTGCTCACCCATGAATCGCTCCCAATTCGACCAAAGAATACGATTCGGACAAAAGAAAAAGAACGACTCCAACCACAGATTATCCATCGGAGGGACAATCGGCGTCGCCAACCGAGCGAACGCATCCATCGACAACCGCAACGAGTCTCCCGGTAACACTTCGTCCACATACACCGGGACTAAAAGACCCCCCTGGAACGTCGTCTTATGCGAGAACTTAATGTCAATCGCACTACGCGGCACATCGTTACGCGGAACCATCGAAAACCGACTCGGGTCCACCGTCCTAGTTGGCATCGCGCACCATCCTCGCCGGCTCCGCCTGCAACAGCTCCGCCACCTCACAAACCAGAACCACAGGCGTATATCCCGAAATGAAACCACTTGACGAGTCAAACTCTGCCACACGGAACACCTGATAGTCAACCGGGTACTTCTCTATCAACGACCCACTTCCCTTCACGTTCTCAACTACTGCCCTCCTAAACGTCTCGTCGTTCTTCGCTACCGCCAACTGACCGAACTCCTGCATCTTCTTGTCGTAAATAGAGTACACTCGCGGCATAATCAATGCTCCCGTTGATGATAAAACTTATACTTCGCTTCCGCCACTTCCCTACGAACAGCACGCCGCTCTGAACTCTGCTCCGTGATGGGCTGCACCCGAGCTGCCGCGTCTCTCTTCTCCTGTAAAGCAAGCAGCTCTTTCTCGGAGCACGACTCCTCATACTTCTTGGAATAATACCGAGGTACCTTAAACTTCTTCCCCTCCTGAACAGCAAAATCGTGAGGGAAGAGATCACTCAAATATTGAGCATACCACTGAGCGCCGATCCCCGGCTTCAACGACATAGAAACGAAAGGGGGACGCACTACCTCACCTTCCCGACTAATATATTCCTGCTGGCTCACCTTCTCTAAAGTGTAGCCAGCCACATACGCCGCACTTCGAGCAGTAACAGCACCAATATCACAGCGGCCATGACTCCACAGTTCTTCCAAACGACTACTCTGAAACTTTCCATTCTGCCACCTCACCTTATCCGGCAAAGCCAGATTGAAAAGGATCGCATGCCAATGCGGCCGGCCGTACTTCCGGCCGTACTCCCCTGAAACGAAAAACCGAAGGGGACCCCCCGCAACGCGAACATCCTCGGCCTTACGAGCCCGCCGCATGAACTTCTGGAAATGGGGATATTGTAACCCCCAATTTCCTGTATTCTCTGGAGATTCCTCACCCTGCGGGTCGTAGTCGAGGGTAACGAAAAAACTGGAATCATATAAACTCGCCTCGTGACAGATCCGAACCGACCATTGACGAGCGCGCTCCAGCTTACAACCTATACACTTACCACAGGGGAGCTGCAGCCTCTCATGCGTCGCAAGAGGCCGCCGCTCCCCAAAAACAAATTCCTTAGTCTCCCGGTGGCGGTAACCGCTCACCGGCTCGTAGCACGCCATTACAGCCGAAAACCACCGCGCCCAGGACGCGCCATGTTGAGACTGGCCGTCCTACCCGTCTGACGACGAAACGTCTTAGCGCTCTTATACTTCGACACTGGCCTGCGCATAACACCTCCCTTTCCAAGGTTCGGTCCGCTCGGCCCAAATTAACCCAGGAGGACTACTCGCGCAAGCTCCTTCCTCCTCGGGACCACCTAGCACACTATAACCAAGACATGACGTGTGCCCAGGCTCATATGAGACCTCGCTATCGGTCGCCTACGGCTCCCCAAGTAAGTCAAATCGCCACTCTTGACAAAACTGCCTTCCGGCATTATCTTCCATCTTCGGCATTCGCCTTCCTTCCTACAGGAGACACCCATGGCTACCGCCAAACGTGACTTACTCATCGCAATCGAAATCCTCGCATGCGAGCTCCTCAAGATCAACCCAGACTACCGCTGGGAATCAATGTACTCCAACTTCGGGTGGAACGAAATAATTACAACTGCACTACAAAAAATAAGAAACGCGCGCCCGCACGAAACCGCGCAGACGCACGATCCAAAACAACTGGCAATAGAAGCGGCCATAGCCGCAAAAGACATCTACAACACATGACAACAAAACGGGGGCCCCAAACGGGGCCCCCGAGCCGCTCCTCCAGGTCGCAGACAAGCTGCTCCCTACGGAGCAGCATCCACAACAGAAATCTTCTCGGCCTTCTCGGCCTCAAGCAACTTCAACCTGGCCTGACGGCCCTTCTCAAACTCCAAATAATCCGCGTACGTATGACTACGCGCGTACTCAATCAGCCCTCCCGGGCTATTACCAAAATGCTCCCGCACCTCAGGAGGAAATTTCATAAAATCCTCCTGCACCTTCTGTACCTTCTCTACCGCCGACTGCCAATCCTCAATCCCTGTGAAATCACCGTACATTGCCTTATTCGCAGTCAACGGAACCGCCCCCGTTACCTCAAAACGCGCGAGAATACGATTGATATCCAACTCCTCGCGCAAATGCTGCTGCGTTTGACTCACCCCCGGCCCCTCTACAGGGGTAGAACTATGAGCATCCGAATGCTCCTTTAAATCCACCGTACCGGGATTCACAACGTACCTCATTTTACCTCCAGGAAGCTAAGCCAGAGCACGCGAGCCCACACAGGCAGCTCGCCAATAAACTTCTGAATCTCTTCACGATTCATCCTTCCAGCTAAATCCGACTCTCTCAACTTCTTCTCCACCGCATTAAGCTCGGCGGTCGACACCGCCGAACTCGAAGAAGCCTTCAACTGCTGGATCTCCGCCAACATACGATCCTGCACGAGCGGCAAACGCCGCTCCAACTCCTGACGACTCAAATCCGCAACCGCAGCCTGCGCCCTCGCTAAATCCGCTCCCGTCTCCATCTGACGAACACGCGAGGGAACCTCCGTCGTAATCTGCCCTATCCGAGCCTGAGACTCCATGCTCTGCGACAACGTCGCCTTAGTCTGAGCACGCAGCAGCTCGATCTCCGCACGCGCTCGCTGCGCCGCCAGCCCTGACGTAATTCCGCGAGAGGCCCCGCCGAGATCTCCGACCTCGGATCCACCTCCACGCGCTGACAACGCTGGATTCAACCCAGCTCGCTGTAGGTCCCGGACCTCGCGCTGGTGCGCCGAGTCGGCCCGCCTGGCCGACCAAAGGCTCTCAGCAAGCCCTAGAGCCCCGCCTACAATCGCTCCAGGAGGCCCAGCGATCGAGAACCCTGCCAAACCTCCGGCCGCCGCGCTCTTCGCGCTATGCGCCCGGCTAACCCAAGGAGCCTGCCTATTACCAGTCCCCATTAGAACCGACCTCCCAGTCCGGGAATAGAGAACATCGGCAGCGGCCGGACCCACCGACACTTAAACAAACTGTCAAACAAAATCTCCTGATTCAAAAACGCCGCCACCTGTAACACACGATCCAGCGGCGGATCATCTACCAGCCACGTCGTATTCAACACCGGACGCGCTGTCCAGTTCGGCGCGAAATGCCACATATCCAACGGAGTCGCCGACATCGACGAAAACTGACCCGTCACCATACCGGGCTTCCAACGATACTCTGCCCAACGCTCCTGATAACCCCACACCGTTGTCTCATCGGCCGCATTCCCGTCTACCCAAATCTCCCGCGAAAGAATAGGCTGCTCTGCCAAATGCGCCCACGCGGGGAAATAGTGATCGAACACAGTACGACGAAACCACATCCGATTCACACCACGCTGATACGTCATGTCCGTTCGTACGTTGACCAATCCGATAATCCAGCCATGTTCAGTGAACGACGCTGAAAAGCCGTGATCACTGGCAACCGCAGTAGCAATACCTGCTTGTTCACCCAGAAAGTTAGTCCCTGTCGTCTCAGACGTCTGTGCCACCGGAGCGATATGCACCATGGTCCGACCACCACCCAAATATTCAGGCCTTTGGAGACGCGAATCCGGAGATACCACCCCAAAATGGGCCCTAACGAGCTCCGCGTAACGAGAACCTCCACGCGCGTTCCGCTCCATAAACAATTGACACTGGTTCGCCGTCCGTATATCTGAAATGAAGACGCGCACATCAGGATAATCATTCGCTGGAGACGCTCGAATTCGGATATCTGCCACTGCATCACTATAATACTCCTGGTAAGCCGTGGTACGGTTCCCCGACTCCGCCAAATTCGCCGGACCCACAATCGGACCCAACGCCGTCACACCAATACCCGACACCGGTGCTCCAGCTCCACCGCTCGTCTGACCCGTCATCTCCATCGTTGTCGTACCCATATCGAAGCCAGGAGGCGACAAGATCGGAGCACTCGGCGTGATCGCTGAGTGAGACGGTTTCTGCGG